GTCAGCAAATGGTATTATTTGTGTTTCTTACAAGGCACCAGACACATTGAAGAGAGTGACTCTTGAAGTCGCAATCTGTGAACCAGACCCAGAGCTTTCGCAGCTTATGTCTGGTGGTCTTTTGCTGCGTAAGAACCTCGGTTCATACGCAAGCCCAGATCGCAAGAGCATCGGTTGGGCGTCCCCTGCAGTCGGCGACGACCCAGCAGGTAACGGCGTCGCTATCGAAGTTTGGTCATTTGCTGTCAAGGACGGCAAGCGCGCTGCAACACTTCCATACTTCCACTGGGTATTCCCATTCTGCCGTCTTCGCCAGTCTGGTGACCGCGTCATTGAAAACGGTATGATGGCAAGCACATTCGAAGGTTACGCCCTCGGCAACTCAAGCTTTAGCAACGGTCTCGATGATCGTTGGGAGTACCCAGTTGCAACAGAGCGTCCTTACTCTTATGCACGTGCCTCTTGGGCACCAACCGGCAAAAAGGGTTTCTACGAATGGCACGGCGATCTCACTCGCACGATCACAAACAGCGCACGTACAGGTACGACAGCAACGATTACAACATCAACAGCTCATACTTTCCGTGTTGGAGACGAGGTCACAGTGTCTGGTACAAATGGCAACCCATCGCTTGAAGGCACATGGACAATTACAGGAGTCCCGACCACAACAACATTTACCTATACCACGACAACGAGCGGAACAATTACGTCTGCTATTGATACTGGTACAGCGCTTGTTGCGGCGAACTCCTGGGCAGTCAATGACTTCCTTTCGCAAGGCTCAACCACAGTGTACAACACTCCCGGTAACGCTAACTATGATGCTGATGAGGCAATTGACTTCATCATTGCATCGGCTGAAGACCCCACAGCCTAAACCCACATAGCATAGCTAAGCAATAAGCGGCGCGTCTTTAGTATAGAATTACTTAGACGCGTCGCTTACGCTTTTGCTACATAGATACGAGGACATATGTCAAATTTGTGGATTACGCCTGAAGAGTTAGGCGTCTACGCCGAAACGGAATTTGCCTACGAGGCGGCAAAAGCTGCTTCATATTTGATGTGGTCATTGTCTGGTAGAAAGTACAGCGGCATTACAACAGTTACAGAGCGCTACGTTTGCGCTACTCTGTCGTACAGATATGGCCCTTCGGTGCGCAATAACAAAGCTGAACTTGTTCTTGGAGATATTTACAATATTCCGTACAGCGACATGGACTCATATACGGCGGTAACTACTGACGGTTTGTCGCCTCAGTCGCGTCTCCGCCTCCGTGGACGCCCTATCACAAAGATCCACACCATTAGAAATCGCTCTGGAGTTGTGGTAGACCCAAGCAGCTACTACCTCGTAGACCACTCTACTATTCAAGCAGTGGCGGGCGCAAGATGGACTCCCTGTGACATCGAAATTACATATAGCTATGGCACTGAACCACCAACGCTTGGTAAGCTCGCAGCACGCACGCTTGCATTTGAGTTCTGCAAATTGTGGAATAACGATGACGATTGTCAGCTTCCACAGCGCATTACTTCTGTTTCTCGCCAAGGTGTTTCGTACACAATCTTAGACAGTCAAGAGTTTATTGATGATCTTCGCACAGGTTTGTACGTAGTAGACATGTTCCTCAAGTCTGTCAACCCAGACAAGGCTCGAGCAAAGGCTCGTGTGTTTACGCCTGACGTTCCTCGCGCTCGCAGATACACTGTCAAGCCGCTTAAATTGGCGGCTAGCGACATGGACCTTGACATTACGCCTAATGGAACTGGCGTTGTTGACGTTGCGCTTGAAGATATCAATGCTGCGTTCTTGGTACAAGAACTTGGCTGGAGTCCATATATTACAGTTCGCAATTACTCGGAAAATACGTCAGTTACACTTGACAATGTTGTTGAAACCGCCGACCCAACGCCAGCGGCAATTACTTTAACGCACAAGTCCTTAACTAATAACGTTGCTTTAATGACTACAGCAACTACTCACGGTCTTGTGGCTGGAGCGTCTATTGTCGTTGTAGGTGTTGATGCCACATTTAATGGCACATACACTGTAACAAATGCGCCAACACCAACTACATTTATGTATGAAAAAACTGCAGCTAACGTTGCCTCTGCCGTAACAACAGGCACAGTGACTGCTGCTACTGATGATCGTATGACAATTACTGTTAGCTACGAAGACGTGCTCAAGACCATCGGAAAAATTGACCCTGGTACATATGATCTTTATGCGCAAAGAACGTCTGGCGCGACCGTAGAAACGGTATATATTGCATCAGGTAACGTTCGAGTTGCTCTGGCGTCATCCGTCATCAACGCTTATACATTAGGTTAGTTTTATGCCAATTGTTGATATTTCAAACGTCTCTGAAGACATTACAAACGTACTTGACTTTCTTGACAATGTTCTTCAGCGTATCGTTGATACGTTTGAAGCCAACCATGTGCCTATCCCGTCTAGACAGTATTGGACAGTTGGTCAAACAGCAATTGACTGTGAGCAACTTGTAGTTACTCTAGTGCAAATCTATCTTGGCCCTCCAGGTGATCAAGCGTCTTCTCCTCAGCGTTGTAACATGCCAAGAACTGCAGTAATGACAGTTACTATTTCTAGAGCAATCCCAACCGTTGGGCAAAATGGCAGACCGCCAACTGCAGACAAGATCAATGAAGCAGCAAGAGTATCTGCAATTGACGCGTACGTTTTAATGCAAGCGTTAAACGCTCTTGACGTTTGGGACGATGGCGGGTTTGGCGTTGGCGTTATTGCGACGGCAGACATCCCAGAACCTGAAGGTGGATTTCAGTCAGTTAATCTTCAACTAACGATGGCGATCCCCTGATGGCTAGTGGTATGCAAGCTAGAGTGTCAAAAATTGACGTTGACATAAACTACGCTAAGCTTAGAAGAATGCTAAATGCCCCTACTGGTGAAGTTGGCAGACTGATGCGCGGAAGAGCTGAAAAAGCAAGAGTGCACGCAAGAGCTCAAGTTGGCAAAAGGACAGGCGCGCTGGCAATGTCTATTTATATTGACCAATCTGCCCAGGCTGCTGGGCAAAAGCTTACGATTGGTTCTAATTTGCGCTACGCGGCTTTTGTGCATGAAGGCACCAGACCTCACATGATTACTCCACGAGGCGGAGAAATTCTTAGATTTACGCAAAAAGGTAGAGTGGTGTATTCTCGAGCAGTAATGCATCCTGGGACAAAGCCAAATAGGTTCCTAACAGACTCTGCCTACTTGTTATTATAGAAACGACGCACATTGCGTCAACGTGACATCACGACCAATACACAGTATGGAGAAATAAGATGGCAAGATTTAAGGACTTTGGAGCCGGTGCAAGTAACAGCACGCCGGCTGAAAAAATTACCTTTAAGCTTCATGACGAAGAATTTGAATGTATCCCAGAAATCCCAGGTAAGACAATTCTTGACTTGGTATCTAAGTCAAGTGGAGACGACCCAGGCGAATCCGCAGGCGTTGTAACTGGCTTTTTCAAGACTGTTCTTACGCCAGAAAGTAACGAGCGTTTTGACGTTCTTGCTGCTGACCCAGTACGAATTGTTACAATGGAAACATTGAGCAACATCATCGAGTGGTTGGTCGAGCAGTACACTGACCGCCCTACGGAGCGGCCAGAAGCTTCCTCGATTGGGGAATAGACCTCTGGCCGTATGTTAACGGCAAAGCAATAGCATCAGGGCTAGATTTGTCTGCGCTTGGAGCGGCAGATTTAGTAGACGTTCTTCATTACTATTTTGAAGAAGACGCCAATGTTTCTTCTGGCGAGCAGGCAGAAGCACGCGATGCTATGCGCACAACAATTTACCGTGACTTGTATGGAAAAACGTACAGGTACGGCTCAAGCAAGTCTCAAACTACCGACTTTAGTGATCTTGACGATCCAATGGGCGGCGATATGCCAATGCCTATGGACCCTATGCAAAAGACATTCTCGTCTAAGCCATTTGTACCAGCCACTGATTTTGAAGAAGGCGCGTATAAACCCTTCGGCAACGTGCTTGACGCTCCACTAGGCTAGTCAAATACGGTATAAAATTAAGACTGACGCAGAATGAAGGAGGTGAAGTAGTACAATGTTTACAGGCACAGTAGGCCGCATTCGTATGGATGTGGATATTTCCACAGCTGGCGCGATGGCAAAAATTGCGATTCTTAAGAAGTCTATTGAAAAAATGGACAATGGTCGCGGCCCTATTGGTGATTTATTCAAGTTTGACACTAAGTCATTTAAGCAACTTGCAAAAGAGTCTGATGGAGTCTACAATAGCATCAACTCGCTTGTCACAAAGAGCTACTTCTTACAGGCTGCGATTTCTGGGTTAGTTCCTGTTGTTGCCCAGTTAGCTGGTGGTCTTTTTGCTCTAGGCTCGCAGGCAGCTGCTGCAGGCCCTGCACTAATTGTGCTGCCTGGCATTCTAAGTGCGTTAATGCAGGCGGGTATTACAGCTAAACTTGCGCTTGGTGGCGTAGGTAAAGCTATGGGAGAGCTAGGCAAAGCAAAAACTGGTGCCGTTGATCAAATGCCAGCAAAGCTTGAAGCGTTCCGCGGCGCGCAAGAACGAGTTAGACGTGCGCAAGAAGCGCTAAATAGAGCGTATAGAGAAGCAGCCGAACGAATTCAACAACTTGGTTTCGACACTGAAGACGCCGCTATTGGCCAAGAAAAAGCTGCGCTTGCTCTTCAAGACGCAAGAGAAACGCTTGCTCGAGTTCAAGATCTTCCGCCAAACTCTAGAGCGCGCAAAGAGGCAGAGCTTGCGTTTAAGGAGGCAGACCTTAACTACAGAAGAGCAATTGACACAAGTAGTGATCTTGCGGAAGAGCAAAAGCGCGTCACTAAAGACGGAACTCTTA